GCCCGATGGGTCGCCCGATGGGTCGCCCGATGGGTCGTCCAATGGGTCGTCCAATGGGTCGTCCAATGGGTCGTCCAATGGGTAGGGGTCGTGGCTAAGATAGACAAAAGTAAGATGGCTTGCAACAAGCCCCGTAGAGATTCTTCTGGGGGGAAAAAATCTGTTGTAAAAGCTTGTCAAAATGGTAAAGAAAAAATTGTGCGTTTTGGTGATGCAAACATGACTATTAAGTCAAGTCAACCAGATCGCAAAAAGTCTTATTGTGCTCGTAGTGGTGGAATAAAAGGAACGGGAGATAAATTTTCCGCCAATTATTGGTCACGCAAGGCTTGGAAATGTTAATATGAGTCTATACAAAAATATAAATAAACGCAAAAAAGCGGGGACTTCTCGTCCTAAAAGCAAATCAACAATTAGTAAAAAAGCCTACTCCAACATGAAGGCAGGTTTTCCTAAAAAGAAGAAAAAGTAAATGTCGCGATTTTCGTCATACGGTCAGGGTGACTCTCAAATGGTTGATGAGTTGGATTCTGGTTTTTTTGGTTTTAATAATCGGTTTAGACCCGATCAATTAAATCCAGGAGTTCTTGCGGACAGTCAAAATGGTCGCATGGATCTTAATGGCGAATGGCAAGTTCGTAAAGGTATTGATATTATAAGTGGATCTCTTTTAGTTCCTGGGACTGGACTTACATTGCCTTTTACACTAGATGACACGGGAACATCTCCCGTACTAGTAGATATAGTTCCAAAGGTAGTAGCCTCTTGTGCCTATTCAAATCCTTTAGACACAACTGGTCAGTTTATTATTGTAGCAACAAATTCGGAAGCAGTTTTAGTCAATTTAGATCCTCTCGTGCTTACAACAACCTCAATAGCATACCCAGCAGGAGTAGAAATAACAGGCAAAGCATCTTTAACGCAAGCCTTTAATAAAGTTATTTTATTTAGAAGGGGTCAAACTCCATTAATTTGGGATGGGGATTCAACTAATGATTTTGTAAAAGCACAAAGCGGTGATTTTCAACAACCAGAACAACTTGGTGATTCTGGCAATAATACCGTTATTCTTAATGGGCGAGTAACTGTAACATCTACTGCTCACGGATTAAATGAAAGAGATAAAATTGTTGTTACAGAATCAAGTAGTGATTTAGTTGTTGGCACTGTATATGATGTAGCAACTGTACCCGATGCAAATACTTTTACATTTTTTGCACAAATATCTGATTTAGCCGCAAGTAATAATCATTACAGTGAACCAGTTTCCGAAGGCGTTGGGTATATTAGAATGCCAGCACCCGAATACGGAGTATATCACTCAGAAAGACTAGCGGTTCCTTTTGAATATGATGTTGAATCCACTCCTGACACTTATACTGACAGAGTAACAAGGGATGAAATTATTTTTTCTAATGGTCAAAATATTGAAAAATACGATGATTTAAATGGGAAATTCAGACCTAATGCTGGAACCGCTGATTTTATTGTAGGACTGCATTCTTTCACTAAAGACACACTTATTGTTTTTATGAGAAACAGTATTCATGTTATTAGTGGCACAACATCACTTGCATCCGCTCAAGTAACTTTAATTACTGATGAAATAGGTTGTGTTGCTAGAAATAGTATTGTTCAGGTAGGTGAAAATATTATGTTTCTTTCTGACAATGGTGTTTATGGCGTATCATTCCAGGACTTATACAATCTTCGGGGAAACGAAGTTCCATTGAGCGAATCAATAGATGCTACAATACAAGATATTAATAAAAATGCTTGGAGCAATTCTGTTGGCGTTTATTATGATAACAAATATTATTTAGCAGTTCCAATGGGGACGGGTGTAAATGTTAATAATAAAATTGTTATTTATAATTTCTTAAATAAACAATGGGAAAGTGTAGATAAAGTTGATGACACAGCTAATTTTGATTTTAATCGTTTAATTGTAGCTGGAGATGGTCTTACCCGTGGTGTTTACGCAATAAATACATTTGGAGGAGTCCACAAGCTAGAAGCTCGCCCTGATGGCGTAGATCTTATTACCGCCGATCCTTCTGCTGTTGGTTTGGTTAACACTTATAATATACCCGCTGAAATTACAACCCGACAGTTTACAATTAAAACTATTGACCGAAAGAAATGGAATTCTTTTGAAATTTCTGCTCAATCATCTCCCGAAAGAGCTTCTGATTTTACTATTTTAGCAGAAACAGAAAATATTGATTATAATTTAAACCTTGGAACTTTGTCTGAGAAATTAGATGGCAATCCTTTACTGCAAGATGAAGATGTTTCCATCCGTGGTAGAATAGGTAATAGTCGTGCATACGGCATACAATTTAACATTAACAATATAGTAGGTAGACCCCGAATACGATCATTAAAAGTAACTGGTGCTCAAGCCTTTAGATCAACTAACACAGCAATATAATGGCAATTTTATCTGTAAATACTCCTTTTGTAGATGGAGGAACAGTAACATCTACAAATTTAAATGCACTTGTAACTGATGCGGCATTTGTTGCTGGCTCAACTGATGGTGTTACAACAGAGCTTTCCAGTGGAGCTATTATTGTCAGGGATGGTGGTGTTAGTGTAAACAAACTTAATACATCGTTAAGCGGAGTAATTGAATTAAATGGAACCGCTTATGTTGGTGGTGATAAGCAAGGTAACACTCGGGGAACTACTTCTCTTGATATTCAAAGCAGAAGGACTAATGCTTTGGTAGTAGCGTCTGGAAATGATAGTGTTGCAGTTGGTATAAATAATACAGTATCTGGGTCTTCTTCTGTTGGGCTAGGTAGGAGTAACTCGGCAACCAATGGCGAAGCTTCCGCAATTGGAATAAGCAATACTACAAGTGCTTACCAAAGTGTAGCATGTGGTTTCCAAAATAATATTACGCTAGCATCTGGCAGTTCAACGAGCAGGGAGTCTCAGTTTGCTTTTGGAGGGAGGAACCAGACGGAGCAACATGGTGCTACGGCATTAGGATACGGAGTTAAAATAGGTTCAAATTCACCCGAACAAACGCTTGAAATGGGTAATTGGGGATATGCTAGAACAAACAGAAAGGATCCTACAACTTCCTGGGGTTCTAGTTTGCGGATGCACAACGACGGTCAAGTTGCGTTTACGATGGTAGATGGAATTTCTGCTCCAACGGATGGAGGAGCAACTGATGGGGACGAAGCGGGCGGAACTCTTCCAAGGGGAATGTTTACAATTCAACAAAATGCAGGTGAAGTAAGACTTTATTACAACGCACCTAATGGAACTATTTCATCTTTAAGTCTTGGAACTTTACAACAATAAGCAAAACTTGACATCAAATTAATCAAATTGTAAGTTTATCTTATGGATAAACTAATATTTAATTGTTCTTTACCTAAGTCTGGATCGGAGTTGTTGCAAGTAATATTGCATCAAAATCCAAGAATCTACGGATCAAGCACTTCTCCTTTACTAGATATAATTTTTGGAGCGTCTAGAAATTTACGCACAGAAGAATCCATTAGCATGGATAGCGATATTTTGCACAAATCCTTTCTTAACGGATGCAAAGGAATGATTAAGGGGTGGTGCGAAACTTTAACGAATCGTCCTGTTTTCTTAGATAAATCTAGAGGATGGTCGCATTATTACGGCTGGATAAATAAAATTGAGCCAGAACCTAAGATGTTGTGCATGGTTAGGGACATTCGTTCTGTTATAGCTTCCTTTGAAAGAACTTATCAGGAAAATCGTTTTTCTCCAGAATGCCCAGATATACCAAATGAATCAAAAAACATTACCTTAGAAGAAAGAATAAACTATTTTTTAAATAGTATGCCATTGAATATTTCTCTTAAAAGATTAGATGATGTTTTTCAAACTCGTTTGTCGGATAAAATGTTATTTATCCGTTATGAAGACCTTTGTAGCTATCCAGAAGAAGTGATAAATAAAGTTTATCAATACCTTAAGGAAGAGAAGTATGTTCATGATTTTAACAACATTCAAAAGGGTGTCAAGGAAAATAATTCAATATTTGGTATTTTTGGAAATCATAATGTTAAAAAATCTATTAAACCCATTAAAGACAAACCTTGGTCAGATGTCCTAAGTGACGATGTAGCCAACAGTTTACACAATGCAATGATCGTGCATCAAGAAAGGTTTGGATATACTTTATGATAATTTCCCATAAACATAAGTATACTTTAATGCGAGTCCCTAAAACTGGAAGCACCAGTTTAGAAGCTTCTGTTCGTTTTTGCGGTGGCGTACACAAAGATGATATTTGTTCCAAGACAGAAGATGCTTATTTGCCAACTCAAAATCTTCCAGGACAAATAAAAGAAGAACTTAAAGAAGCTCATACATTTAGAAAAATTGTAGAAAAGAAAATAAAATACAATTTTGATTTAACCAAAAAAGAGTCATTGATGGAAAGATATGGTCGGCGATGGGATCTTTTTATGGAACATAATACATTGGATGATTGGATTAATATTCCTCATTACTCCAAGCATAATTTAATTTCTAAAAAACAAATTTTAGAATACAAGCATTATGGATTCTTAAGGGACCCAATAGAAAGATATTTAAGTTCATTTGTATTTTATCAAATGTGGACAAGCAGGACTGAAAAAAAACCTATTACCGTGGAAGCATTTCATGATTTTACTTTAAATGAATTAGAGACTCACTCAAACATTTTGTTTAGACCTCAAAAGCATTATTTTTATTTTCAAGGCAAACAAATTGCCGAACCGCTTATGTTTAAAGACTGGTCTTCCGAGGCTTCTAGAATGATTAAAGAAATAGGGCTTCATCCTCTTAAGGTTTATCCTAGGTTTAAAGAAAATGGTGGAGCCGCCAAACAAAGACCAGATCACGTAAGACCACTAGTCTCGGATTGGGTAGACAAGCATAGTAAAATAAAAGAATTCATAGATGAATATTTCCGTGAAGATATAGAATTCTATAACCATTATATTTAACAATTATGTCATTTAGCAGAAATTACGATTATCCAGCGGACGGGGGAACACTACCTACATTTTTTGTAACCGCTACTACTGGACCAAGTGACGATTGGTTCGTTTATTTTGATTGGAGTTTTGGTGATAACGACTTTGGTGACTTTGAACTTGGCAACGGCTGGGATTTTGATCCTGATGGAGGGACTGATTACAGTAATAATAACAGTTCACTTTATAGCGTATTTCGCCATGAATCCGCTTATCTGGGTAATATGCAGGGTAATGTTAACCTTGTTCCACACAACCCACTAGAAGGTTTTGTTGCAGGCATACCGCCAAATAATATGACTCAACAAGATTTTGTTGCGGCACAACTGGAATTGAGAAAAAATTTAGACCCTAATTCTTTTCAATACAACACATATAGGGGTGAAAATAATAAAACCTATCAACTTCCAGAAATATCTATTGATGTTGTTACTGGAGAAGAAAGTACGGATATTGAAGATAGATTAGCTACATTGTATGCAACGTTTGAAATGGCGTCTGAAGTACAGTTTATAATGCAAAAATTTGGTCCTGATTCAGCACAGGATTATTTAGGATTAAACGATTTCCGTGAACTACGAGAATATAATCAAAATGCAAGTTATATACCTCAAGTTTTAAATCAAAGTTATGAAACTATATCCTTAGATGGCAGTGTAATTACTTTTGCAGAGTGGAGATTTTTCTGCAGATATAAGAAATACATATAATGATTTTTATCATTCTTTCCTTAAAGATCAAGTAGCAAATTTTAATGCTGGTAATGACTGGGATCACACAAGCATTTCGTCTAGTGAGGATGGCTTTGATGTAGATGGTTTTGATTCCGATGGATATAAGCGTGATGGCTACAACATAAACGGATACGACCGAGAGGGGTTTAATGTAGATGGATATAATCGTGATGGTTATAACATTGATGGATATAATGCTGATGGTTACGATTCATGGGGGTACGATCGTGATGGATATGATGAGAACGGATTAGATCTTAGTGGGTTTAATCGTGATGGATATAATTATGCTGGTTATGATATTGATGGGTATGATTCGGATGGACGTGACTTTTTAGGTTTTGACAGAGAAGGTTATTTAGCTACGGGGTTTGACAAACAAGGTTTTAACTCTGATGGTTTGGACGAAGAAGGTTACAATCGTTACGGTTATAATTTAGAAGGTTATGATCGTGGTGGGTATGATCGTTTTGATTATGATGCGTTTGGATATGATGTAAGTGGATATGATCGTTTTAATCGTGATGTTGAGGGCTATGATCGTGATGGATATGATCCGTATGGTTATGATCGCGATGGTTACAATTCCGATGGATATGATAATTTAGGATTTAATTCGGACGGATACAACGACATGGGATATAATTCCATTGGTTTTGATATTGATGGGTATAATTTAAATGGTTACAATGTAGATGGTTACGATACAGATGGATATGACTCAGCGGGGTATAATTCTGATGGCTACAATTCGGATGGGTATAATGTAGGTGGATATAATGCTGATGGTTACGATTCAGATGGATATAATGTTCAGGGCTTTAATGCTGAAGGTTATGACCGTGAAGGATATGCAGAAGACGGTTTTAATGAAGATGGATATAATCGCCAAGGCTTTGATGTTGATGGGTATAATTCTGACGGATATAATGCTGAAGGTTACAATGTAAACAATTTTGACAGGCTTGGATACGATTCCGATGGATATAACAGTTTAGGATATAATTCAGACGGATTTAATAAAGACGGGTATAATTCTGAAGGTTACGATGCGGATGGATATAACAAAAATGGGTATAATTCTGACGGGTATAATTCTGACGGGTATAACCAAGGTGGATATAATGCTGATGGTTTTAATTCAGACGGATACAACGTCTCTGGTTATGATGCGGACGGATACAATTCTCAAGGTTTTAACAATTTAGGATATAATTCAGATGGATACAACGTTTCTGGTTTTAATTCAGACGGATACAACGTTTCTGGTTATGATGCCGACGGATATAACTCTAGCGGGTATGATATGTGGGGTTATGATATTGATGGCTACGACTGGGAAGGACGAGATGTAGAAGGTTATGATCGTGATGGCTACGATTCTACTGGTTACAATTCTGATGGATATGATATAGATGGTTACGACAGATTAGGCTTTAGTGAAGATGGTTATAATCGTGGTGGTTTTAATACTGATGGGTATAATTCGGGAGGTTTTAATGACTTAGGATATAACTCTGCTGGATATAATATTTTAGGTTTTGATTCTGACGGATACGACATAGACGGATATAATAATCTTGGTCTTAATCCTGACGGATACGCCTTGGATGGATATAATTCTGCTGGTTATGATATTGATGGGTATGATGTAGATGGGTATAACATAGACGGTTTTAACGAATTAGGTTATAACATAGACGGTTTTAATGTAGATGGATATAACGCTCAGGGTTTTGATGTTTACGGATTTAATGTAAATGGATATGATGCAGAAGGTTATGATCGTGAAGGTTATTCAATGCCGACGGGGGCATACGGGACTGGTAGTTTAAATCGCGAAGGCTATGATCGCCAAGGTTATAATGTAGAGGGTTATAACATTGAGGGTTATAATCGTGCAGGTTTTAACATTGACGGATATAATTCTTCTGGATACAATGAACAGGGATTTGATGTTGACGGATTTAATCCTGCTGGATTAGATGCTGAAGGATATAACCAAAACGGATTTCGTGCCAATGCTGATGGTTATTGGACAGACAGAGACGGAAAAGTTGATCCAACATACAATGGTCAAATTGATCCTGCTGTCGGAGGAAGTTATGTTGATGCTAATGGCGTAACTCATTCAGTAATTCCATCAATAGAAGTAGTTGCTGATCCTACTAATCCAGTTGGAACTGGTGGTGGTGATGGCATTGATCCTAGTATAGACCCTGGCGATTTTTCTGGTAATCCAGGTGAAACTGTTGGTGGTGGTGATGATACGGGTGGTGGTGGTGGTGCCAACCCAGGCACATCTACTAATACAGGGACTCACACAATTGATTGGAATAAATTGCAAGAAATATCATCCCGATATTTAGGAACTCGCAGACATTACAATGACTTCTTAAGAAGCCAAGCGGGACAACAAGCCGCTACAAGTGTTGGTGACTTGTTAAATAAATATATGTCACCCTCGGAGGATGATCCATTAACAAAATCCGATGAGTTTGTTAATAAAGTATTAAACATAGCAACTGCAAATGGTTTTCAGGGTTTGGATGCTTTTGCTTTATCAGTTAATTTATTAGAAGGAGTTGTTGATACAGATTTGTTAGATGTTCCAAATATGGGATTCTTGATTAACAATATATTTGAAAATATAGTTCCAGATAATGTTATAAATCTCCTAGAAGAAATTACTCCAGACTTTATGGAGAAAATGACTGGTTTGGATAATTTATTCCAAAACGGAAATTTACCTACTGATTATTTGGGTCAAAATTTTGACTTAAAACAATATTTGTTGGCTGACCTTGGTATGGCTAGTGAAGTTAACTATGGTCTTTTGCCTGCTACTGAAAATATTCAACAGCAACAAATTGATTTTGTAACTGAACTATTAGGACCAGATGTAGCCCCAGGATTCCTTGCGGACAATGATGTCACTGATTTAGATTTCTTTAAAAAGGCAATTGATTTAGCTGAAGACGGGGGATTGGGCGATGAATTTAATGAATTAATTTCTCAAATTAACAACATTTATGTTGGGCAAGGCGGTGAGTATATAATGACTCAAGAGCAATTTGACGAATGGGAAGCCGCCCTAGGAGAGGAACCAAGTTTGTGGAACAAATTGACTACATTGACTGCGGACGGATTTGGTACTTTGCTTCAGCCCTTTGAGGGTATTGGAAATCTCATGGAAAGCATGGGTTTTTACCAGCAATATTACATGGGTGGGGCTTTGCCCACTATGGGTCTAAATTTCTTAGGTGCCGCCGCAATGGGAGGTTTTCCTTTTACGGGCACATTGCTTAATGTATTAGGAGACGCATTGGCTCCTTCTGGACAAGACCTATCTGATTGGCTTCAAGAAAGAGGCATTGATGCACATACCGCTACCGTTGCAGATATTAGTGCATGGTTAAATGAAAGTGATGTTAATTACAATACTATTCCTCCCTTTGATCCAACAACTGGAGAATTTGGAACAAGATGGAACTCTTCTACTGTAGATAATCTTGTAAGCGGTATAGATTTAACTGGTCCAACTCCAGAAGTAGGTCTTGGAGGTGGCAATGCCCTAGTCACGGATTTAACTACACCAACCCCAGGAGTAGGTCTTGGAGGTGACAATACTTTAATCACGGATTTAACTGATGACTTTAATTTTGATACAGATGGTGATGGAATCTTTGATACATTTATATCAAATCTTGCTGATTTCGCGGGAGATAATACTTTAACATCTAAATTAATTAACAACGAGCTTAGCATTACAGATGGTATATTAACGGTAGTTAACAATACAATAGGCAACATCGTGGGCGATGACGGTAGCAATACTGGTGGCGGTGGCGAAACTGGTGGCGGAACTCCCGTCACAACAGTCTTTCCAGGAGTACCCGATGATCCAATTGACGATGATGATATATTAGATCCAGATCCTGTTACGGGAACACCAACACCAGAACCAGAAGAACCAGGAACTATGCCAGAAACACCAGAACCAGGAGCACCAGGACTTGGCGATGAATATGACATCGCTTACGAAACTGCAAAATATTTAATTGGACCCGAAGCCGCAGAGCGGTTTAGAGGTTTGGGAATGGATGACGAGGAGCTTATGGCTCTTGTTGATAGTTATTCTTCAAGAGTATCTGCGGATGAATTAGCTCGTTTGATTGAATTAAATCGTGGCGAACAAGCTGGAATTAATGAACTCCGCGATGTACAAAAAGCTTCCGACCTTGAGTTAATTGGTAATTACGGAACGCAATACGCCGATGCAATTCGGAGTCTTGATCCTACTTCAATGTCTATTTTAGGTGATCAAAAAGCCTTAAGCGATAGATTATACCGAAGAGCGGCTGGTGATTTAACTGCTGAAGAACAAGCGGATGCCGAAGAGAGAGCTTTTGAAATAGCCGCTATGAGCGGAAGGACATTGGATTCTACACGAGTTGCTAATACTATAAGAGCCGAAGAGGACTTTAGAACTGGTTTAGAAAATCGTGCACAACAAGCTGGAAGCCTTGGTTACAATATGTCTAGAAATCTTACGGGAGATATTCCTGGGATGCTTCTTGGCACGGGCACTTCTCCTTATGGAACTGGAGTTGGGCAAGTTGTTCCACCTATGGGTATTGGTGACGCAATTTCCGCAGGGGTTAATTCTTACGCACAACAACAAAACATACAAAAAGCAGAAGCACAGATTGCACAACTTCAACGATCACAAGCCGCCGCTGAAGCAAGTGGTGATTTAACTTCCGCCGAAAGATTTGCTAATACTATATTAGAAATACAACAAGGTTTAAATATTGCAAATGCAACAATGGGAGTAATAGGGAATATTCCTGACACGATAAGTAATACTATTGATGCGGGTCGCAATATTCTTAACTATGGCTCTCAAGCATTAAGTGGAGTTACGAATTTCTTTACTGGAGGAAACAGATCAACTCCCTCTGCTCAAACATTTGTCCCTGGTTCTAATTTTAATGTTCCTTCAAGCACTTGGGTAAATAGCAAATATGAACCGCCAACAAGCTGGGGTGGTATTAATTTTCCTTAAACAACTTAAAAAAATATTATGGCAAGAATGGCAACTGGCGTAGCCGCCCAAAATTTTAGTCCTATATCAAACATTAACTACGACACACTGTCGCAGTACCAAGCTCTTGGGTCACAAATGGAGCTTCAAGCTTCACAGGCTAAAAATGACCGTGTACGCGAGGGGTTGCAAGAAGCAGAAAAAAATCGCTTGCTCAACCAACAAAACACGGGAAAAATTGCTGGTTTGTTAAATAGCAATCCAGAGCTAATGAAACAAATAGATTCTGGTGTTGCTCCTAAGGCAGTTACACAAGCTTTAAAAAGTTACGAAAGGGGTGGAGGTAATCTTAATTCTACTGCTTTGTTAGCTAACTACCTCAGTTCAAGTGCTGAACAAATTCAAAATCAAAAAGTTTTGGATATAGCTGAGTATCAAAAAACTGCAACCGCCAACACTGGACAACTTCGGGCGGAAGCCGCTTTGTTGGAACAACAAAACAAGGCAAATCAACCGACACCTGTTAGACTGGACAACGTAGCTTACCAACAATTTTTAAATAACAACCCAGATCGCAATTTTAATGTAAAACCAGTCAATGTTGGTGGAAATATATTGAATGAATTAGGTAGTGAGCGTTTCTCTGAATCTTCTGATTCTGGTTCATTTATGACCGTGGCTCAATATAATAAATTAGTTTCGGAAAACAAAGGATCATCGTTCAAGCGTACGCCCGTAACAGATGCAAACGGAAATGTAATTGGATATAATGTTGAAGAATCATATGCCGATACCGACGAAAAAACTTATGAAGATATATTCATGGAGAAGTCGGCAGAACAGGATGCTAAAAATCTTTCAGATAGAAAAAATGCCGTCAACAATTGGTATGCAGACAAAAGACCTAAGGTAGAAAGCAATATACAAGTATATGATAGCATTATTAGGGATTTAAAAGCTGGAAATATTTCAATTGGCGGCATTGCTGAGTTTGTTCCTGATATGGGGGGTTTCCGAGATTCAACTCGTGCCTTCTTTAATTCTAGTAATCAAGATGCAGTAGATAGAGTGCGTCTTGTAGTATATCAATCTCTTAAAGCTATTCTTGGTGGACAATTTTCAAAAGATGAAGCAAATCGTTTAGCGGCGAGTGCCTACAATCCGCAGTTGTCGGGTACAGAAGGTATAGAGGATAATATCTTACGTCTTGAAATGGCTAACCAGGTTTTAAAAGATATGCAAGCAGTTAAAATGGCTGAGTTCAATGCTTATCAAGCTGGACAACAATATTTCGGACCCTCTGCGGAACAAATATTACTGAACGGAAATGATACGATGACAGCACAATTTCCTATTGGAAGTAAGTCTGGAACAGCAAAAAGTGGTAATACTTACGGAGGATTAGAGTCCGTAAACGGCGACGAAATTAAAGTTAGAGTAGCAAAATAATTATGCAAACATACATTCTTACTACACCGAATGGTTTTAAGTATCGTGTTAATGCAGAAAATGAACCTAGTCCCGAAGACAGGGAAGAATTTTTGCGTTCAATAAAAGTAACAGCACAAGATCAGCTAAGGGGTGGATACAGTCCTCCACCTAAACCAAGAAAATTATCTGAACCTAATTCTGCAACTTACGGCTCAATGGTTATTCCAGGAGTCCCAGTTGCTGGAATTGGTGCAAGCATGGTTATGACTGGAGACAAAGAGCGTGCGGAAAGAAAAGAGTTTTACATTAAAAATATTACTGATTTATTAGCAATTCCAAGGTCTGATTTTGATTATGAAAATGCGGCTCCAACTGGATTAAGAACAAAACTTTCTCCTCTGCGTGTTCCAAGTGCTAAAGCTTGGTGGCTTGCTAATGAATACGGCAGAGAAAATGTACGACCCGTAATGATTAAGGGTAGGGACAGCATTTTGTATCGTGATCCAAATTCAAAAAATAACAAATGGCGTTTTTACGACCATATGGACACGGAACTTGCGGATTTTGCAGAGTTAGCAAATGAACTTCCACCTATCATTGCTGGAACTGCCGTTGGTTTAAAAACGATGGCGGCAACTTCAGCGGTTGCTACTCCTGTTGTGGGGGTTCCAACTGGTGCTCTTGCAGGAGCCGCTATGGAACAAGCAGTTGGTTCAGGGCAAGACGCTTTAGCCAGAAAAGCACTTGGAATCCCAGATGATATTGACGCAGATTTTTTACAGCGTCGCTTTGACGAAGCAAAAATAAATTTTGGTTTAGGTGTAGTCCTTCCAGTAGTAGGAAAGATTCCGTTTAAGCGTATCATAGGAGTTGCGAGCGACCAACCCGCCGTAGTAGCAACAAAAAAAGCAATGCAAGCTGGTGACGGAACACCAATTCGCTATCAACTGGAAGGTACACAATCATTAAATCGTTTAACGGACATAGCATCTAGATTTCCAGGTTCGGCGGGTGATATGTTACTTGCGGATGTTCGCACAAATTTAAATCAAAGAGTATTAAATTCTTTTGGTGTTAAAGAACTTAGCCCTGAGGCATTTGAGAAAACTCTCCTTGAATCTACCGAGAGAATAGCTAAAAAATTTGATCTAGATGAAAAAACATTTAAGGATTCAATTCTGACTTTAGTTGCCGACCAGCGAACTCTTAAAAATGCGGCTGGTGAAATTGTTGAATCCGAGGTCAGAGCAAAAGCTACCGCCGATGCTTTAAAAATGTTTCAAACACAACTAAATCAAAAAGCTAAAAATGTTATAGGCAAAGATGTTAGCACTGAAGCTACGGGGTTGTCTTTCAAGCAGGACATGGTAAATCATTTTGTTGCGACTGAAGCAAAAGTTTCTAATATGTATGATGAGGCTTTTACATTGCTTCGTGGCGTTGAAGTGCCTGTTGATTCAGTTTCTGCAATTTTAAATAGAAGTAAAAGAAAAGCTATTTTAAATGCGGACGATGAAGTTATTTCAGTTCTCGCCCCAAGTGGTCGCACCGCATCTGGTCGTGCCGTAAACAGTCTAGACGACATCCTAGAAGAAGGGATAACCTTTAAGCAATTTAATGACCTAGTAAAAAAGGTTAGAGAAAAAGCTGGATTTGGATCTAAAGACGTCACGACGGATCAATCCGTATATAGGCAACTAAGTAAGGACTTAGAATTAGAAAGAACTAGAATTCTAAATCTTCCAACAACTCCTGCCGCTGGCAAGGAAGCTTTTGATAATGCAAATACAGCATTCAGAGAAGAAATTAAACCCCTTCGTGAAAATATTATTAATAAAAATATTGAAGCTCCATCGGGAGCCAATTACGGAGAGGCAATTGCATTAGCCAAACGTGGCGAAGATTTTTCTGGAGCACTTCCTAACGCAAATACATATATAGTGGGCGGAACTG